TCCTGAACTTCAGGCTGATTCTCTTCATCGAACATTTCCTGGTATGTTGCGTCGCCCATCACCACGCCACAATCAGGACAGTTGTCGACACCGCTCTGACCGCAGACGGTGCAGACTTTTTCCGGTTCCTGTTGTGCTACTGGTTCGGATTGTTTCGCTTTTGGCTCTTTTCGTTGCACATTTGGGCTGTTTTGTTCCGCTTTCTGGTCGTTCTGTTCCGTTTCTTGCTGATTCTGGTTCACAGAATCGCGGGTTTCAATCCCCTTCACCCATTTCGGATCATTCGGATCGCTAATCCCTGCAACAAATTCACCGCGAGAGGCCGCAAGCAACTTATCGGCGTCAGGCTGGCTGATATTGGCTGCCTGCATAATTTTGCTTACTTCGTCAGCTGTAACTTTTACCGGCTCTGGTTGTGCGGTCGTGTCAGATGCACCAGTATTTTGTTGTGAACCTGAGTATGTACCGTTTTTGCGGGCGAAATATTCTTCTTTCGTGATTTCAGTAGCCCCGGCAGCCAGCGCCTTATCCAGACCAGAAAGTTTGTTTGCGCGACCGTATTTTTCGCCATCCTTGTCGGTGAAGAGGAAGTAGAACGGCCCCTCACGCTCTACAGATGGTTCGACTTCCACTTTGCATTCGGTTTTTTCGTTGTCCGGAATTGCCGTTTCCACTGCATCAGTTTCTGGTACTGGCGACGAGAGAGTATCAGTTGCGCTCTGATTTGTTCCTTCATCTTCAAACACGCCCTTTGTAGTCAGGTATTCAGTAATGTATTTGTTCAGTGCCACAGGGTCTTTGTGAATGTCGATCGGACGTTCACGGACAAGGCCAAAAATAGTCTGGCGGTCGTAGCGAAGGGCATCAGGCTGTTTGCGCATTGATGCCGAGATACGCTTCCAGTCTTCGCGGTCGTTGTCGATAACTTCATTTTTTGCCCAGCGATGGATGCTGCCGTCAATGTTTCCGGCATCAATGTCACCAGGCCACAGAGCGTAGGCCAGTTCATCATCCAGTGTTTTCCACGTCTGCTTATATTCGCGACGAATGACTGCAGTGACAGGGTGGATTTTTTCTGCTGAGTTTTCAGTGTGCTGTAGGTTGACTCTGGCGCGGGCGAGATCTACAACAGACGTGTATTTCCCGGTTTCTTTGCGTTCGGCTTCGCGACGTTTTTTCCATGTGCGTAATTCTGTCTGGATCTCAGGCCATTTTGCACCCGGCTTACATTTATGTTTAACCCACCCGATGGCATGCAGCTTAAGCTCCGGATACATGGCGTTAACTTCTGGCATTTTCATCAACGCTTCAACGATATGTCCGTCGAATGTTGCCATGTCTTCCTGCAACAATTCCTGCGCGCTAATCACCATATCAACGGTGATGTTTTTACATGCGTCGAACCTAACCATGACAGCGTTCTGTACTTCAGGGGCCAGCTTGTCAAAAGTGGCGTTCATCGGATCTGATTCAGTCTCAACAGGGACAAAGGAAGCAGACTCCTCATCCCAGCGGTTTTCCTGCATATATTCAGCATCCCAGGAATCGAGGGCAGGGCGGGGTATACCGGGTTTATCCTCGCAAACAAGAAATTTATAAGCGCAGTCCTGAGCAGCCGGATAATGTTCCAGGAATTGCCAGTGAAATTTTGCGCGGGCGCGACGTTCATCACCGGCTTCAATGGCAGTGGCTACAGCAACTGCACCTTCTTCCTTTATTGCCTGTTCGTCCGGAATGGCGGCGCAAATAAAGACTTTACTCATTTTGTTTTACCTCATTACAGATTTAAGGGTGAACAAATCCCTGCCATTGCTGGCATATAAGAATGAAATCGGATGTTTATTACGGAACTGTTTTAAAGACCAGCCGGGATTTCGTTATTGTCCATGCGAATAACTTTATCAACCGGATAACAGTTGCCGGGAATTTTCTGTTCCGCTGCGGCAGCCATGCATTCTTTCATTGAGTCATGTATACCAATAACAAGATCGACTGGTTCGCCTGTATTAAGAAAAACTGTCAGAACGAGTGCAAATGCTGTATTCATTGTCAGCGTCCTTTTTGCATCAGGCGTAAACGGGCCAGCATTGAAACAATGCATATTTGATTTAATAGCTCCCGTTCGTGTTTTCTCTTATTAATGGCATCTTCAGTAAATACAGGGTTACTGATTCTGACACCAATTTCAAAACAACCTTCAGACGTATTGACGTTTGGTAATAACGTTTCCATTATCGCGTCCTAAACAATGAATTTTGTGATGCGGTGCCTGGTGCCTCCAGGTGACGTTAACCAGTTAACAATTAACGCCGGATACAGAGAATCCACCCATAACACTGTTTTTGGTTTTAACTGTTCCACGTGCGCTCAGCCGCATTCACCACATCACAAAATTCACTTTAAAAAGGGCGGCAGAGCAGTCACGGAGTAAAACTGATACCGCCAAACGTCACCAGAAAATTGATAACAGAGGGCGTTGCAGCGGGGTTGTCACTCAGGCGCATGGTCAGCCTGACAACCCGGTGTCCTCAAGGGGAAGGGTACCCCGCCATGATTACGCCGCGCCATTTCGCGGAGTGCCACAACCGGAAGCGCACGGTCGACGAAAATTTAACGACAGACTATCTATGAACCAGCTACCTCGCCGTGCGCTTTCGCGTTATGGTCTGACTTTTCAGGGAAATATCCTTTCAGTAAACTGTCAGTGCCGGATGCTCACCCGTGTCCGGCGCACGTACTCCACCTTACCCGTGGAGAACTCCTTAATTACCAACCTTAGCTTCGTTGGTTAGCTATTAACGCGGGTATGTAATCATTCTGGCAATGCTTAATGCCGCTGCTTTTTCCAGATTGGTGATATCCTGCTCCAGAGCGGACAGATTTTCAGCCTGCTTAGCCCTGGCTTCATTGGCCCATTTCAGGTCCTGCGCTGCCTTAATTTTCTGGCGCATCCACTCATAAAGTTCATCATCGGTATAGTCTGGCGCGATGATGACGGGTTCTCGCTTCTGCATACTGATTTCTCCCAGTGCTGTTTCCCCTTAACGCCGGAGTAGCGGAACAAAAACCTGCTGCATAGTTAAGGTTAAACCCTGCCGTCATGTTCATACGCCTCGGGCTGGCTACTTAACCCCTGACCACTGCCTGGTAACTCGAAGTATTGCCCTGCGTTCTGTGGGGCGGGGAGGGTTGGTGAATACAATCTACAAATTAAAATTTAATTGGTCAATATATTTATCATTAAAATTGTAATTTCTGGTAGTTGCATTGGTCCCAAAACGGGACTAATATGCAGCTATGAAGATTATCTCAGTTAAAACACTCAGGGATTTTTGGGCGAAGAATCCCGATGCAGAACAACCGCTAAGGGCATGGGTGGATGAGACAGCAAAAGCTGACTGGAAAAGCCCGGCAGACATTAAGGCTCAATACCGAACGGCCAGTATATTGAAAAACCGGCGCGTGGTATTCAACATAAAAGGTAATCATTACCGTTTAATTGTTTCAATTGCGTATCAGCGAGGATGGGTGTTTGTTAAATTCATTGGAAACCACAAGGAATACGATGCCATTGATGCTGATACCATCGAACTGGAGTAAGCATGAACATCAAACCTATTCGTACAGAGCAAGATTATGAAGCAGCGTTGCGTGCTGTTGAGCCCATGTTCGACAATGAACCGGAAATTAACACGCCTGAGGGGGATTTCTTTGAGGTGATGTGTTTGCTAATAGAGGAATATGAAAAAAAACATTATCCCATTGAACCACCATCCCCAATTGAAGCTATAAGATTTCGTATGGAACAGCAGGGTCTGACTGTGAAAGATTTGGAGCCCGCAATTGGGAAAAAAAATCGGGTTTACGAGGTGTTGAATGGCACCAGAAGCCTTACGTTACCAATGATTCGACGTCTTCATAATCAATTTGGAATCCCCCTGGAAAGCTTGGTGGGATTATAACATCCGCTAGTCATTTGCCTGATGCTCGTTCCAGAAAAGAAACGCATCAGGCAGTTTTGTTTTTCTGCCGCAGTAACTCTTCAAGTTTTCGTTTATAGAAATCGCGTTTTTGCTCCATTTCTCGAATGATCTGCTCTGCGTCGCTTTGAGGTAACTCATCTAAAAGCGATATGATTTTTTTTTGTTGTTCTGTAAGTTGTGGTTGGTTGTCATTGCTGGATACAGCCATCCTATCGCCGAGAGTTTCTTCTTCCATAAAGAACCAATGGACGGGATGTTGTGAGAGCTCTGCTAATTTTTCCAGTTTATCCATTCTTGGCATCACGCCTTTCAACCAACCTTGCACGGATTGGGGTTTTACACCAAGACGTCTTCCCAGCTCTGACTGGTTTATATTCAATTCCTGCAACACCTGCTGAAGGCGTTTTACAAAGATCATCACCACACCTCGTAAACTAGTCCCGCAATCCTACAGAAAAAAATGATAAGTGACATTACAAATAGAAGTTGAAATTTAAGTTTAAATTTGTAATTATCGGTGCCATCGTAAAATCTGGAGGGAAGCATGCAAAAAAGTACTCAAGTAAAAATCCTGTCGATAATGAGTCAGTCAGAATTAGGGCGTCGTCTTGGTAAAACGCCACAAACTATAAGTGTGTGGTTTAAAAAACGAGTTCCGGCGGAGGAGGTTATTCCAGCATGTGCGGCGCTTGAGTGGGGAGTGACTCCGCATGAATTGCGCCCTGATAAATACCCTAATCCCACCGATGGCTTGCCTGCTGGATATAAGGCTAACACTGCATATGCTCGGGAGGGTGATTCATGAAAATCAAGCATGAGCATATCCGCATGGCGATGAATGCCTGGTCGCGTCCGGATGGTGAAAAAGTTCCGGCAGCTGAAATAACCCGGGCTTATTTTGAGCTGGGTATGACGTTTCCGGAACTGTATGACGACAGCCATCCGGAAGCCCTGGCCCGTAATACCCAGAAAATTTTCCGCTGGGTGGAGAAAGACACCCCTGATGCGGTTGAAAAAATTCAGGCGTTACTACCAGCGATCGAAAAGGCAATGCCGCCTTTGCTGGTGGCCAGAATGCGTAGCCACAGCTCAGCCTATTTCAGGGAGCTGCTGGAGACACGAGAACGGCTGGTGAGAGACGCTGATGATTTTATCGCAGTGGCAATCGCCGGTTTCAATCAGATGAATCGTGGTGGCCCGGCGGGTAATGCTGTGGTGATGCACTGACTGGCAATAGTTATACCGGATCGCTTTCGGTAGTACGTGATTAAGGAATTCGGTATCAGAAGAGGCAATTATGGCCGCATTACCATACATGCAACTGTACATCGCTGATTACCTGGCTGACACCATGCATTTATCAGCAGAGGAGCACGGTGCATATTTGTTGCTGATGTTCAATTACTGGCAAACAGGAAAGCCAATACCTAAAAACAGGCTGGCAAAAATTGCCCGTCTGACTAATGAGCGATGGGCTGATGTGGAGCCATCCTTGCGGGAGTTTTTTCACGATAACGGCGATGAATGGGTGCATCTTCGAATTGAGGAAGATCTGGCATCAGTCAGGGAAAAATTAACCAAAAAATCAGCCGCCGGAAAAGCATCTGTTCAGGCCAGAAGAAGCAGAAAGGAAGCAGATGTTCAAACAAAACAAGAGAGAGATTTAACAGGTGTTCAAACAAATATTGGTGTGGTGTTTGAACATGACGCAAACACAAAGGCAACTAATAAAGATACAGATAAAGAATTAAACCCCACACATAACGCGCGCGCGAGAGAGAGTGCTCCGACCAGTGAGTCGAACGGTACGCCATCGCAGGCAACGGAGCCCGGATATCTGGACGGCATGAGTGAACCCATCGGGAAATTTCCGATGGCCGATGGCTGGCATCCGTCG